TTTAGTTAGGGAAGGGATGAACCAAGTTAAGAATTATGATAGTTTTAAGAAACAAAACATATTCTCCTGAAGAAAGAGAGTATGCTATTCCCTCTCTTAAAAGACGGGCAAGGTGGGCAATTGGAAAGGTTAGGACGAAAGTTGCTGAAAAATTAGTTAATGCTCATTTAAGCCAAAATGATAAATATCAAGCAGCTAAGCGTGCTATTAAAGAAATTTCTCCTATAAAAAATCCAAAAGCAGAAAACTTTCTTAGAAAAACTGCCGCCGAAAGAGGAATATTAATATCTAATATGATCCCAGTGAGAGAAATGGGCGTTGGCGGGGCTTATCATATATCCCGTCCAGGAATTGGTGATATTTCATCAGCAGAATTAAAAGGAATGACTCTTTCTTCTAGGGTGGGTAGAAGAGCTGTCATGAATAATGAGTTAAAAAAAGACTATAGTAAGAGATTAGAAAGGTTAGCAAAAGGTTTGAATGGTTCTGGGGCTAGATCTTTAGTTTATGTTCCTAAGAAAGGAATACATAGTGGAGTAGACTCTATGGCACATGAAGTAGGACATGGAAGTCCTACTGGATGGATGAAAATATTATCTCGAGATCCAGATCGACAAAGACAATATTTAGATAAATACGAAATTATTAAACATAAATTATCTACAAGCGGGCCCGGAAAGGGAATACACTGGTCAGGAAAACTTGGAACTAATATTAAAAGAACTATTATTCAAAACGCCGAAGAGCATAGGGCTACTAAGGAAGGTCTTAAATTATTAAAGCAGTCTGGTGCTATGTCTCCTGAAGAAATGAAACAAGCGTCTAAACAACTAAATCTTGCTTATGATACCTATAAATATGGTAATATGAAAGATATTTTAGGATCTTTAGCAGAAAAAGTTCAAATTCCCAGTAGGCGTGTAGCTGGAGGATATTATGCAATGAAATAAATTATGATAGTATTAAGAAATAAAACATATTCCTTTGAAGAAAGAAAATATGCATTAATTCCAAAAGATAAAACACAGAAAGCAATAGAGAGAATTAGGGAACTTGTTAAGAAAAAAATTCTTACTATTCCGGAACGACCCTGGAATAGTGTAGTTGCTTTGCCTTATTAAAATATAATATTGTAAATAAAGAGTATGAATAACTTCGTAGATCACGCGGACCCTACAAAGTCCTTGGGGTCTATGAATCTTCAGGCACAGTATACAAAACTTACTGATCAGGAAAAACTTCTAGTGGGAGCAAAACTTCTCGGAATGAATCATCTCCCGGTCAGTTTTGATCAGTTCTTAAATGATGATTATTACCTTGGAAATCCTGCTATTACTAATCACGGTAATGCAGTTTTCCCAGTATGGAAAGATACGGGGAAGAAAATATTTCCAACTCCTATCACAACTAAGTATCCTTACATTTCTTTTGGTGGATGTATTGGTTCTGGTAAATCAACTATGAGTAAGTTTATAGGACTCTACACATATCATCGCCTTGATTGTTGTAGTAATCCTTTTCTTTCTTTAGGTTTGGCGGGAGGTACTAAGCTTGGTATGGGTTTTTTTCACGCCAATGAACAAACGGCCCATAAAGATTTTGTTCAATACTTTAAGGTGGTTTTTGATATAAGTCCTTATTTTAGAAATCTTTATAATAATCCACCAGTTCGACTTATATCTAGTGGTCCTAAGTCTGTCGGAGGCGTGATTGGTGTTAACTTGATATTTTCAATTCTTTCTGAGATTGGATTCTGGAAACCTTCAGATGCAATGTCAAAGATGAGTGAAGTTGTAACACGTTATCAATCTCGTTTTGTATCGAAACGCTTTACGTTTGGATCAGTTATTATTGACTCTTCGGCTAAGGATGCTGACCATTCAGTTGCAGATAAATTCGAAGAAGCTGTACCCGAAGAAGAATTATTTATTGCTAAATTCTCACACTGGGTAGCAAGACCAGAACTTTATAATGAAAGTAAAGGACTTACGTTCGACTTTTATCGTGGAGATTCTGTTAGGGCGCCTCATGTAGTAGAACCCGAAGAAGATACTAAGGAGTTAGATAAAGATAGAATAATTCAGTGTCCAATTCAGGTTAAGCGAAATTTTTTGCTTGATCCGATACGCTCACTTCAAGATCTTGCAGGTTTTCCATATTCTAGTAAGGAACTCTTCTTTAATGGATCTATTTCTCATGTAGTTTCATGTTCAAAAATTCCTAATCTATGTCCCGATATTATCAAGGATCTAGATTTTTTTAACTTAGAAGATAGTATTTACAACCGAGTATATCCTATGCTTCTTCATTTGCCAAAGGGAATAACATTATTTATACATTTTGATATTGGTATTGTAAATGACAATACTGGAATAGCAATGTGTTATTATGATGGGGAGGAGAAGAGTGGAAAAGGAAATTATGGAAATGCAAGTTATCCAAAGTTTAAATTTCCTCTTATTATAGGTATTTCTCGAAAGGATGGACAAAAAACATCACTTGATCACCTTTTCCAGTTTGTTCAACGTTTATCTCTTGATTATGATGTGCATGTAAGTGCTGATGGTTTTGCTAGCGCTGGTCTTTTCCAATCCTGTGAAAGAGCAGGAATTGAACATAAGGCAGTTTCTGTTGATAAAACTACCGAACCATACTTCATGTTTAAAAATGTGGTGAATTCTGATCGTGCAACCTTAGTTTATAATGAAACACTTCTCAGAGAATGCAGTGAGCTCAGAATTGTCACTACGGGGAAAAATGGAACTCACGTAAAAATAGATCACCCAGAGTTTAGCGGATCTTTCGAGTACGATTATGCTGGAAGAACTGGGGAAAAGCCCGGTACGAAAGATCTTGCAGATGCTGTGGTAGGTTCGTTGTGGGCCTGTTATGAAAAATATTCTGAATTCTTAGAAGAGGGTGCTGGTGGAGTTAAAAAACAGCTTTCCGCTATAACTACTCTTGCTAAGAATCCAAGAGAAGAAGCTGGGAAAGCTATTCAAGAGATGTTAGAAAGTATATTTTAATTTAAAATTATGATAGTACTTAGAAGTAATTATAGTCTTGAGGAAAGAGATTATACTTTAAAAAGAAATCTTACCTGGGCAATGTTAAAAGCAAGAACGGGAGTGGCTCAAGGACTAAAAAAGTTAGCATTAAATCAAGGAAAAAAAGCTGAGGCTATCGGTGCTTCTTTGAGGACTTCTAAGGGAATAGTAAATCCCAAAGCTGAACATTTTCTTAATAAAGTTGCGGGCAAAAGAGGTATTATGGTTTCACATTCTGTACCCCTAGAATCAATGTCAGGAGGTTCGCCTTTCGCCTTAGGAGCAGGTATAGTAGAAAATGGATCTAGGGATCTAGGCTTCTCTAGACTTGCTATGCAAGGAAAGTATGGTGCAGGAAAGACAGATATTACTAGAAAATTAAGAAGACTTGAGAATTTTGCTCCTACAAAACCGCTCGTGGCTATTCCCCATAATGGAAAAGTCTTTGGTGGAGTAGAAAATTTTGCTCATGAAATGGGACACTTAACTCCAGTTAGGAGAATATCTTGGTTTAGTCCAAATCCAGAAACTACAGCCATATTACATGGAAGGCGCTTAGGAAATATAGGTCAGGCAGCAAGAGAAGCTAATATGGGAAAATATAAAGTGGGCAAAGCAATAAAAGCCTATTGGAATCAGGCAGCAGAAGAGCGTCGCGCTTCAAGAGAGGGCTTTAAGTTGTTAAAACAGTCAGGAACATTATCTCCAAATGAATTAAAACAGGCCAGACAAAATTTAAGGGCTGCATATGGAACCTATCAACATAATACTAGGGCCGGAGTATTGGCAAACCTTGCTCAAAAAATAGAAATCCCTAGTAGAAGAGTGCCTAATTCTGCGTATGGTTCAACAATTAACGAAGCAATAGCGAGACGTATGACTTCGAGGGGTCTTATGTAAATATATATTATATTGTGGAAAGAAATCTTTTGGGTAGTTCTTGCAATATAGTGGTGCTTTTTTAATATAATAAAACGTAAAAAACGTATTGAAAAAAAAAATCAAAAAACCTAGAGTTCTTTTAAAAAGATAGCAAAGGTTAAATATTAAAAATATTTTCACCCTTCAACTTTGTTGGGGAAGGGTTGAACCGTTTTAATAAATTTAAAATTTTGAAAATCTATGAAAAAAAGTGAAGGATTTTTCCAAAAAATCTTCGGTTCTTTTGCTGTAGGTTCTAGTAGAGTGCCCCTTCGTTCTAATATTTTTAAAGGAGCGGGAGGTTATTCTCAAATAGGGTCTACAGGAGGAACTGGAAAATGGGGACAGGGGACAAGAAGAAGTCCTTTACTGGGGTCTTCCTCGCCCTCTAATCTTATGTCCCTATATTATGAAAGAGTAGATGAACTTAGAGGATATCAGCTTCTTGATGTTGTAAAACTTGCAACTAATTTTTTTGCTGATTATATAGTAAACTTTTTAGAGGAGAATGAGAAACAGGTAGTAACTATCTTAGATGAAGAAGGTAATCAAGATGAAGTTAAAACTGAACGTATAAATGAGATTCTTATTAAGGACTTAAATATTCTAAACTATGTTCGAGATCATGTCAAGGATATGGTTTTTTATGGTCAATATTCGGGAATGTTAATGAAATCGAGAGATGAACTTGGACATCTTAAGTTTAGACTTGAGGAATTATATGATCCTATCTCCGTCATAACAAAAAAGAAAAGAAATAAGGAAGGTGAAATGGATGAATCTTATCTTGCTCGTGGAGAAGATGGAAAGATTTATGAAATTCCTAAAGAAGAAGCCTTTACTTTAGGATCTAACAATCTTCGTCTTATTAATGACCTTGATGAGAAAAATAAGTTAAAAGGAGAAAAGAAAATTGTTCCTACATTTGGAAAAAAGGAAGAAGGAGATAATCGAAGTAAAGTATTATCTCAATCTTCTTATAGTGCCGGCGAACCTTTGTTCTATTCTTTAATTTTAAAGGTAAAGGAGCTCATTATTAAGGAACTTCTCGTTAGTCTTATTTCTTTACGAGACTTAAGTTCAACTCAGCTTTTCTTACTTCAATTCGATAAATCTGTTCCTCTAGAAACCGCTAAAGAACTTTGTGCTAGAACTACCAAACTTGCTAATAATACTAATGAACTTGCATCTTTCTTGACTTCACAGTTTGATGCAATTTCTTTTATTGAAAATGTTCTGTCACAGTCTGCAAAATTTATTCCAGATTATAACGCAACTTTGGGAAATAAAAACAGTATGCTTCCCCTTGATAAACTTAGTGATAAGCTTCTTGATATTATGCAAACTTTGGAAAATTGTAGATCTGCAGTCCTTAGTCCTCTAGGTATTCCTGCTACTATTCTTGACAGTACTAGTGGTTCTAAATGGCAAATACTTCAACAGTCAGAGCGTGCTAATTCAAGGGTTGCTGGTTTTATGGTAGGTATAAAAGAATCGGTGACAGACTTAGTAAGAACTATATATAAAATTCTCTATAATGAAGACTTAGAAATCGGTAGAATTCAGCTTCATATTTCAGAGAAGACTAGCGTTGAATATAATAATCAAATTAACCAGAGTGAATCTATTACAGGTCTTGTTAATGGTATTTCTGGTATTCTTACTAATGCTTTGCAGGTTATGGAAGCATCATCTCCTTTGGTAGATTCTAGGGCTTTCTTAAGTTACATTCAGGGTCTAGTAAAAGATATTGATCCTTCTACGGAGTCTATTATAACTGATCAGACCATTGAAATGTATAGTAATTTCTTGCAAGCAAAATTCAATGCTATGTGTGAACAACAGGGTATTGATGCTGCAACAATACTTCAATCCAGTAATAATCAAAATCAATAATTATGATAACAGATGATCGTTTTCCTGAGGAATTAACAAAGGAAGAAATAGACAAACTTCATAAAAGAGCAAGATTAAGTGGTTTAGCTATTACGGGAGCAGGAGGACTTGTTTTAATAGGTAATCGAATTGCTGGTAAAAAATGGCAAGGGGATAAAGTATATAGGAGATTAAATCGAACAGGAATAGGTCTTGCTGCGGGAGGTGCAGGACTCACCGGACTTTCTGAGTATCTTCACTATAAATATAGAAAAGAGCATGAAAATAAAAAGAAGGATTAAAACTTTTTCCCTTCCTGTTCAACCCGGGCAATCTCAAGTGGCATCCTCTGTGCAACAACCTCAACAACAACAAAAAAGTAGTTCTGAGGAAGTTACTATGAGGGATCTTCAATTAGAACAGTCAAGACTTCAAAGACAGCAAACTCAGATTCAACATCAAAAATCTCAGCTTCTTTTAAAAAATGAGATGACTCGTAGACGAGAAATAGTACAGCTTCAGAAACTTAAAAAGGATGAAGAAGACGCTAGGATTAAAAACTCTATCCGAGTAAAGAAGGAAGAAGAAAAGAATAACGAAGAGGCTAAGGCCAGAAGTGCTTCTCTTTATAAGACAAAGCCTAGACCTGTACAGCCAGTAGGAATGCCAAAAAGTAGAGTAATATGATAGTATTAAGAACAAATAAATTTTCTAAAAACGCTACTTTAAATGGTCTTAAAAGGGTTAATAGGAAATGGACTAAGTTGCTTGCAAAAGATCCCTCTTTAGCTGACAAAGAAGGATTATATAAATTCTTTTTAGGAAAAGGAGGACAAGCAAAGATGGGAACTCAGCAGGCTACGAAGTATGGAGCAAGCTTAGAAGAGCAGGCAAAGGCTCTAACAAATATAGGTTCTCTTAGGAGACCTCAACCTCCAAAGCCCGCTCAATTTGAACCAGGATTTAATATATCCACTAGAATTCCATGGTAGTTATGAATAATGATGATTTGAAAGAGAAAACTTTTACTGAAGGAGTAGAAGATTTTAAAGAGAAAGAGAAAGAACAAGAGAAATAAGTGCAGAAATGCATATAAAAACTTAAATATCTATTAATCGGGAGAGAGATTTAAGTTTTGTTGAAATTCTCTCCCGAAATTTAAAATAATATTAATATATGTATATTAGAAGAAAAGTTTTTAGTGTTGGTCTGGACGAATACGGAAACGAAAGATTATATTCACAGACTGAGCTTATAAGTGAGGAAGATTATCTGAATGAATTGATGTATTCAGATGAAGAGGAAGCTCCAAGGAAGAGCCATAAGGGTAGAAATATTGCTCTTGGAGCTGCTGGTGCTGCTGCTTTGGCTACCACTGCTGGTATCCTGGCACATAAGGGAAAACTCGGTCCTAAGGCCCAGAAGTATGTAGACAATGCTTATGCTAAGGCCCGTGGTGTATTCCGTAAGAAGGGTGGTAAGGTTGTTGCTGCTGCTCCCGCCTCTACTCCCGCAAGGCCCCATTCAACCCTTCTCCCGGCTGATTATATGGGAGAGTAAAAAAAAAATAGAAGAGATAATTTAACAAGCAAGCCTGAGGGAATTCATACTTTAGGCTAAATAATAAAATAAAATAAAAAAATTATGTATATTAGAAGAAAAGTTTTTAGCACTGTCTTAGACGAAGATGGTCAGGAGAGATTGTTCTCATCAAATGAAATTATCAATGAAGAAGATTATCTGAATGAGTTAATGTACTCAGAGGATTATGATGACCTTAACTATACCGATCGTGTTGCTAACTTCCTAGACAAGAACCCTATCACAATTAAGAAACTTAGGGAAGAGAGAAGAGAGTACATGGGTAAGGGTAAAGGCAAGGGCCGTGGCTGGTCTGCTGCTAAGTCTGCAGGTGCTGCTCTTACTGGCGCTGGTCTTGGTGCCGCAAGAGGTGGTCTTCCCGGCGCTCTCGGTGGTGCAGCAATCATGGGTGGTGCTGCTTATGCTACCGACCGTGCAGCTCGTCGTCTCAGGAATGAAGTACGTAGAGTAGGTGGCGGTGGCCGCATCGATGATATGTATGCTCGTGAGGCTGATCGTCTGGCTATGCTCGACGGTAAGATGACTAAGAAAGAATTTAAGGATAAGTGGTATCGTCACAACCGCGCAAGATAATCTTTCTTGGACATAATAATTTATCCCCCGGAGCTTAAAATAATAAGACTCCTCTCTTTAATGAGAGGGGGATATCTAATATATATACAATTATGATTATATTAAGAACTAATTATTTTTCTGCTAAAAAGAAAAAAGAGCAGAAAAAAGAGCAAAAAAGAAATCCGGTTACTGCAGGAGATGCATTAATGCTTGGTGGTTATGGAGTTAACGCAATAGCCGGAGCAGATATTATATATAGAAATCCAACAGCGGGAAATAGTACTTTATATCCACATCTTAAACAAGAAAATACCAGGTTATTTGATAAGTTAAAGGAGAGAGCTGAAAAAAATAAAATAGCCGTAGATGATACTTCAGGAATCTGGGTAATTGATAATAGAAAAAAACAAAACTTTTTTACAAAATTAACCGAAAAAGAACATAAAGATCTTCTAAGAAGAGGATATAAAGGAGGAATACGAGTAGATGATTTATCAGCAGATACCTTGTCTCATGAAATAGGACACGGAGAACATATTTTAGGAATTTCTAAAGGTACGGGTGGAAAGATTGGAAGATTTGTTCATAAAGTTGATAAACCTGCCCGTTATATAATGAGTGGTAAACCTAAATATACTATTCCCGGTATCGGTGGTATCGTAGCTAATGGTGTGCACTCTGGATATATTTCTAGAAAAAGAGAGCTTGAAGGAAAAAAGGACAATATAATTAATCGACATAGAGCTTGGGCTGTACCGGCTGCCTTAATGGCACCGGTAGTTGCAGCAGAGGGAATGGCTTCAGCAAGAGGATTAAATATACTAAAGCAATCTGGTGCTAGTAAAGAGTATATAAGACGTGCAAGAAGGTCTTTAGCTGGAGCAGGATTGACTTATCTAGGAGGTGCAGCAATGATTACTGGAGTAGGCGAAGCAAGTCGAGAGCTAGGAAAAAAATTAGCTGATGATAAATACAAAAATAAAGAAAAATGATCATATTAAGAAATAAAGAGTTTGCTGAAAAACTCCCCCTTAAGTATAGATTTGAAAGATTTAATGCTTTTGATAAAAAGGATATTGATATAGTAGCCGACAAGAGTAGAAGCGATGACGAGCGCGAAAAAGCACTTAAAAGGTTAAAGAATATTCAATATGCATCTAAAGTAGGTATAGCAGGTATAGCAGGAAAAATAGGATATGATCTTTTAAGAAAAGATTTAGGCACTTCCAAAACAGTTGCTGCTACAATGCCAATAGTTCAAGGAGCTGCAGCCGTGGGCGGAATTCGCGGAGTACATAAACATTGGCATAAAGATCATCCATATTTTGAAAGAATTTCTGATGAAGGTAAAGTAAAGAGAGGTGAAATGTCTGTAGATAAATTTCTCAACAAGTGGAGAGGAGTAAAGGGCGTTTCTAACATTCAAAAGAAATTCGATAGAGATTAAGTTTTAAAAATAATGTTAATATTGAGAAAACCACATCTTTTATATTTTCATGGATTTAATACTGATCTTAAAAAAGACGATATCTATAGGTGGCTAATTAAATATTTACCTGAATTTAGAATAGATAGACTCCAATTTACTAGTAATCCTTTTATTGATATTCCACGATTTAAAAAGATTAATTTTGATAAATATATTGCTACTATAGGACATTCAATGGGAGGACTTTATTCTCAATATATATCAGGTAAACTTAGTTTTTTAATAAATCCTGGTTTTGGAATTTCAAGGAGAGAGTCTAAGGGAGGAATTGATTTTTCTGGATTTAAAGAACTCGAAAATTATAAAAGGCCAGATCCTGAAAATGTTTATGGATTTTTTGGAAAGAAGGATAATAAACTCTGGCTTATTGAACCGGAATATATTAAAAGATTTGGAAAACAAAATATAACTTACTTTCCAGGTTCTCATGTTCCTACTGAATTAGACGTAAGAGACATAATAGTACCAGGAATAAAGAATATATTAAAATAAATTTCCCTTTCTCTATTTAATTATAGGTTAGG